ATGTCCTTATTATGGATGACGATATCTGCCTTACCGATTCCAAATCAATAGAGAAGATGAAGCAAGTTCTCGATAGCTCAGAAGACATCGGCCTGTGTGCAGGTATGATTTATTTGCCGAATGGAGATGGTTTCGGAGGGCACAATTATAGTAGAGGAATAATGCTCGAGATAGACAAGGGGGCACTTTACCGTCATAGCTCAAGGGGTAAACTCGCCAAGGCAAATGGGGTGCTTTTCAATTATGCGGATCAGGTGGTAAATTTCTTTTTAGCTAAACGAGCGATCTTTAAAAGCGTTACTTGGGACAGCAGGATTAAGATCGAGTTCGAGCATATAGACTTCTTCCTGCAACTTAAAAAGACGCACTGGAAAGCAGTGGTTTGCCTTGGAACGAATTTGACGCATTCTTGTCAGCTTGAAATAGACCCGGTTTATATCCGGTATCGCAGGTCTGCGCCAGAGCAGTATTTTTATGCAAAGCACGGCATAGGAAACATAATAAATAAATTTCTACAGGAGGCCAAGAGATAGATATGGGCACACGAAAACTCGGCTTCTCAGATTTCATGACAGTAGCTTATGCACAAGTTAATGCGGCGCTTCCCGCTGGCGAGAGTCTTTATAATCACGTACCCCGGACCGCAACGATGCCTTATCATGTTATCGGTCAGCCTTTGGGCAGGGAGTCATTGATGTTCAATACGCGAGACAAGGAAGCGGAAGAGAACGTCATCCAGTTCGATTCATGGGTCGATGAGACATCAGGTAAGGGCGATAAGCCGTGTGCAGATATGATGAATAGGATTGTACAGGCTATGACGGCTGGCCCATTCGTGATGGCGGGCTATGATAATTCGTACCTTGTATTTTTAGATTTTGCAAACATATTAAAAGATGATACAGAGCCGGGAAAGATTATCCGACACGGAATCTTAAGGTTTCGGGTGATAATGGCTCCGGCTTAAGTTTTTAAAATTTTTTAGGAGGCAAACATGGCAGTTTCAACAGGAACAAGTGGAAACTTATGTACGCTGAGCATCGAAGGTGCACTTATCGCGGAGAGCAGGACTTTCACTCTCACGCAGAATCAGGCAATCATCGATCTTACGAACCGAGATTCAGCCTGGTGGTCACAGTTCATTGCGGGCGTCAGGGATTGGGAGATATCAGGCGACGGGCTCTACATCTACAATGACCTTGCGAGAAGAAGGCTTCAATGGCATTACAGCGCTCGCAACCCGGTTGAGTTGGATGTAATCCTTACCCTTCCTTGGCATGAGGCCGTAGTTGGCCCACACGCACCGGCAGCCCCTGCATATGGACAGGTGGTATTCACAGCTAAGTGCATTCTGACCAATCTCACTTACCCCGCACCCCACGATGACGCAGCGACCATAAGTTTCACGCTCAAGGGAACAGAAGCATTAACTCCAGTCCCGAGTTAATAAGGAAAGAGAGGAAAAATGCCTACGAAATCAGTACCTATTAAACTGAAGGATGGCAAGGAACGGGTGCTTCGCCTCGATTGGGAAGCACTCTGCCGATTTGAGGAAGAGTTCGGGTATTCAGTAATCGAAATCGGGAAAAGGCTCGGTTTGGGTACGATAAACCTTCTTGATGCGACACGCGCTATTTGGGCCGGACTTCTTCATGAAGAAAAACCGATGTCGCTCCAAGAGGTCAGAAAGCTTTGTATTCTTGATGACTTTTTCGATTACCTGAAAGCGATCGGCGAAGCGATAACCGAAGCCATTCCTTCAGAAAAGAAGTCAGTAAAAAACGCATAGAGGCTGAACCCGAATGGACATGGGAAAAATATCTTAAAGAGAATTATAAGATTGCCCTGAAAGCAGGGATTCGGCCGCATGAGTTTTGGCGACTGACGCCGAGCGAGACGTTCGACATAGTAGAGGTCTTTTTTGATGAGAGACAAAGAGAAGAGAAAGAAGCCTGGAAACGAATTAGATGGCAGACTATGCAACTTATGAATATGTCGATGAAAGAAGCGAAGCGCACCATAAAGGAAATAGACCTATTCAGATTCCCAGAAGAAATTGTCAAGATCGACCCAGAAGAGAGAAGGCGCCAGGCGTTAGAGACGGCGGCCTATCACGCGAAGATGGCACCCAAGCAAATTAAGCGCGGAAAGGATGGAAGGCCTCTGATTTATGGGGAGAATAATTGATGGCAAAAGCAGCAACATTAGAAGTTGAAATCGGCGCGAAGATAGACCAGTTCGAGCGCAGCCTAGGTAAAGTCCGCAAAGACCTTGGTGGCATGGAGAAGAAGCTTGGGGGCGTCTCCCGGGCAACGAATAAAGCAAGTACGGCCTTCTCTGGCATGGCGAAGAGATTAGTTGCTGTAGGTCTCGCCTATTTCGGCGCACGCGGTATCTTCCGAATGGCGAAGTCCTTCCTTGATGTTGCCACTTCTGTTGAAACTTACAAGCTGAGGCTCGATGCAATGCTCGGTTCACAAGAAGCGGCGACTGATGCGATGGAATTCTTTAAGGATGTAGCCGCGAAAGTTCCCTTTACGCTTGAACAGGTTATTGAGGCAGGAGTTAAAGTCCAGGCATTCGGAGCAAACCTGAAAGCATGGACTCCGATTATGGCAGACTTGGCGGCTTTTATGGGCGTTACACTTCCCGAGGCGGCCAGCGCTTTAGGTCGTGCCTTTGCGGGCGGTGCTGGTGCTGCAGATATATTCCGAGAGCGTGGCATCCTCCAGGTCATAAAAGACTTTGCCCGCATGGAGAGAGGCATTGATGACATAACGAAGATAAGCCTTCCTGAATTCCGCGATGTCATGTTCGATGCTTTTGCGGGTGCGGAGAGCAAAGTTGCGGGTACGGCAGATAAGCTTGCGACAACCTGGGTCGGTACTGTTTCTATGCTCCAGGATAAATGGTTCAAGTTCCGAGATGCCGTGATGAAAGCAAAAGTCTTCGAGATACTAAAAGAGGGACTTACCTCTTTCAATGAAAAACTCGATGTGTTTGTCGAATCTGGAGGGCTTGAGGAATGGGCTAAAAACACGGCAATTAGCGTCATTGGATTTATGAAAGCTGTTGTACGAGGAATCGGAGGTGTACTTACTGTTATTCACGGATTCCAGGCCGCAGTATTTGAGATGGCAAGCCTTGTGACAAAGCATCTCATGAATCAGGTCGGTACACTCGTAAAGGTTTTTGCTGTTGCCGAAAAGCTTGTGCCAGGACTCAAGGGGGCTACAGATGCACTTGCCGATGTTTGGTTGGATTTAAAATATATCACCGAGGGATATAAAGAATCGGCAGATGAGCATGGCGAGACTGTAGCCGATGTCCTTGAGAAGCTTGAAGCGCTTACGGGTGGATTGACAAGGCAGCAAGAAGCAATAGAAAAGACAAAAGGTGCCACAAGTGAATTAAACGAAGAGACTAAAAAACTTGGGGAAACAATAACTGAGAATTTAGCTCCCGCAATGAGCATTCTTGCTGGTTATTTGAACATAATTATTCCACTTACAACAAAGCTGGCAACGACAACAACAACCGTAAAAAAAGCCATGAAATCGTTCACGGACTCCCAAATTATAATGATGGATGCCTTGATGAGCGTTTATTATGGAGGAATTAAGGGGCTTATAAATTACCTTGAAAGATTAGCATTAGCAGAAATGCTCAAGTGGGTTTTTAGCACATATGTATTTCCTGCAAGCCTGGCTATTGCAGCCGCAGGGACGGCAGCCGTGAAGGGTCTTTTCGCGGCCATAAAAAGCTTCGAGACGGGTGGATTTGTACCGACGGAAACAATTGCACATCTGCATCCAGGTGAATATGTCGTGCCGGCGAAGGACGTTCAAAACGTAATGGCGGAAATGGGATCAGGAAGACCAACGACAAGCATGACAATCCATGCACCCATCACTATTAACGCCAGAACACTTGACGACAGAACGATTGCTGAGGCTGAGGATAAATTGGCCAGGGCCGTAAAGAGATCGCTGGCAAGGGCAGGGGGGTACTAATGGCGAATAAGAGCTTAGGTCTTGCGGGTGCAGAAGTTGTCATGCCTGGCACTTTTACGATTGCGATGCCCATCTCTATGTCAAAGCAAATTGACAAAGGAGTAATGAGTGACCGCAGTTTCAGGTGGGCGATTTTCAAAAAGCACAGAGTATGGGAATTGACGTGGACTTATCTCACGGCAGCAGACCTCGCTCTTCTGGTGACGGCAAATGATCACAATGTCACACTTCGCTGGCAGAATCTCGATGAATCTGCGGTCTGGCACAATGTCATCGTTACCGAATTTGCATACGATTCCGTAGACCCGATGCCAGCCGGTGCCGCGGTGGTGTCTTATAAGGCAACAATGACGTTGGAGGAGGCGGTTTAGTGCAGGCTATTACTCCCGTGACATCAGATCAGCTTCTCGATAACGTTCAGTCGCCGCCACTTGTTAAGTTTGAGATATACTGCTGTGGTGGATGGAAGAATCTGTCCAACTGGGCTGGCGAGAATTACGTGAAGGATGTTTCTATCTCTCTTGCCGGTGCCAGGGTGATGCCAGAACCAATCGCGGGACGTTGGAGTGCGACACTAATGGACGAGGAGGGTATATTTCATCCTGATCATCCGACCTCCCTTCTTGTTGAATGGCTGAGAGCCGGACGCAGGGTGATGATATCCGTCGGCGCAACCTATGGGGGCGTGGCTTACTATTGGAGACGGATTGTCGGGTATATGGAAGACCCGAAGTTCTCGAACGATAAAAGAATAATCACTCTCCAGGGCTTCGATTACGCACAGCAATTGACGAATACAAAGCTGAAATATCCCGATTGTTTTTGGGACGGGACTGCGACATTTTCCACCGTGGCGACAACTAACACTTATGGGGCGGAGAAATGGAGTGCATTTCAGGATTGCCTGACACTTCCTCCCAACGAAGTGAATGGTGTAGTAGGCTGGATTCCCGATGCTAACTGTACGTTCACAAATATCGTTGATGTAACGGGTGGTTCTGCTTGGACTGGTGAGCATGACCAAAATCCTGGCATAACCGAGACTACGGTAACGAAGGATAATTTTTGCGCCATAAATGTCGTAAGCGGCCTGGATTACCATTTCCAATTCAAATACGAGAGGCAGATAACAAGTGGACGTATGGCATTGAGGATATATGAGGCCGGGACAATGAATCTGATGTCGGAGGTAACACATCTTCAATCTACGACCTGGACTACGGTGGATATGTTTTTTACGGCATCAAAAGATTGTAATCTGAAAGTAATAATGACCTTTATTGATGCTATAAGTAGCGCAACATTTCGTGTAGATCAATTTTCCCTGAGAGAAATAACCGGCCAGACGAATGAGATGTATAACCTGCCTGCCGGATGCACTGGCGTTTACCACGTCATGCTCAATGATGAGGATGTGCCGTACGGGGTACAAAACGAAGGCTGGCGTTATGATAAGGTAGGCAAAAGGCTCTATTGGGACGGCGATAAGCAGGTCGAGGCTGGGACGAATAATCTCATTGTCGATTATTTCTCTGCGCAATCCCTAGAGAATGTATTGGCTGATATCCTAGCGTATTCTGGGCTTTATGATAACCGGGCACAGGCTTTGGCGGCAATGGACTACACCGCACCAGGCGAGGATATTGATCGGGTGTGGTTCAAGCCAGGCACTTCGGCTATTACGGCAATAGGCAAGATTTGCGAGCGCGTGAATTACAGGTTCTATTTCAATCACAATGGTACTCCCGTATTTCAGCCCGCGCCTACGGCAAAAAGGGTCGGTTTCGAGGACTTCACATTCCATCAAAGCCATCTTGCCAATATTAATGATTACCAGAACAGAGATGAGATAAGAAACCGCATTGTGATACAAGGGGAGAAGCAAGATCAACTGGAAGAGAAAGATTCTGCCGGGCCTTCCAATCTTGAGTTCTCGGCTCAAGACGATGGTTCTATCGGCACATACGGTGAGCACACAAAATCGACACAGAATGATTTATTTCAGGATCAGGCAGTTCTCGCGACATATGTTGAGACATATCTGGCTGATTCTAGATATCCGAAATGGTATTCGGGGATTACCGCGGAGAAGAATCCCGTGCCACTTGAAATTGGCGATACCATCCGCTGGCAGGAACGGCTGTCGGCACCCGAGAGGCAGGATAATTATTTTGGAGAGGGATTATTTGGCACACGACTTTTTGGCTCGAATGGCATTATTGTCATTAAGCGTGGAATTGTAAGGGATATAAAGCTGACGAATTGGGATGTCAGCTACGTCGTAGAAAAGGTGGATTGGAATGGACATATTAAATGTTGTGGGTAATATCTTTTTAGAACAGAGCGAATTCTGGTGGCTTGCGTTTCTGTTTCTTTTCGGATGGGTATGGACTGTAAAGGTCAATAACGTAGATACGTATATGGCTGCCTATATTAACGATCTCCAGGACTGTAAGGTCGATACGGATGAGGTGCCGATACTGCAGAATATCTTGGGTGGCTCTCAATTCGGCACGTGGTCTCAGAGCGACGCGAATAAAGGGCGCGGTTGGCTTACTTATGATGCGGGAAACGATAATGGTATTGCACCCCCTGCCGTTGGAGATGTAGCAACAGGGGTGACGAGTGGGACAGTTGCGAAGGTCATATCCTATACCACCGCCACGGGTACTTGGCCAGGAACAAATGCGACTGGGGTGATAACACTCGGAGCCTGTTCAACTGGTTGTTTCAATGACAACGAGACTGTTAATTTTACGAGTGGGGCATCTTGCGTCGTGAATCATCCAGTTGCGGTAGTTGGTGTGGATGGCATTGTCAAAAATGGGGCTTTTGTTCCGATTGCAGATGATCCGCCGACTAGTTGGAATGCATACTCTGCGGCAATGCTTACAACAGAAGCAGGTGGACAAGTTGGCAATTGTATGAAGGTTCTCGAAAACGGGGGTGGCAATCCGGGGGCAAGACAAGATTCTATTCCTGTGACCGCTGGTAAAATATACAAATTATCATTTTATCATAAAGATATAGATGCAACTGGAGATAATCCAAAGTGGGGAATTCTAGATGAGACACACATGCTATGGATAATAGCCCTTACTTCTGAAACAGCGAATGCGGCTTGGACTCAAGTAGTGGCCACCTTTGAGGTTCCCAGTGGATGTACGGCAATTCGGGTTTACTTGCAGCATTCGGCTGGAATAGGGGACGCAGATGCCTATTATTTCGATGAGGTTACCTGCTATGAGATTACGCCCTGCTGTACGGAGGCAGATACGCTGGCCTGGGATGGAGATGAATGGACCAAGGAGAGTGGCCTTGATCTATATAGAGAGCATTGGGATGGCGGAACGAACACGAAGGAGGGAAGCTTCTATGCTCTCAAGTGCGTTCCAGATGATGTCAATAATTTTGTAAACTGGAGATATGATATTCGTTCTAATGCTGAACATTTGGCTAAATTCTATGACAGAACGGCTATTATGGGCATGTGGGTCAAGACCTCGACGGCCAACCATTTCAGGATTTGCATGTACGAGGGCGGTCTGGGAACATCGGTCTATTCGGATTATCATACGGGCGGAGGTGCCTGGGAATGGCTGGAGGTGCCGATAACGTACATCACGACTGGGACTTATATCTACATGCAATGGAGAATGTATCAGCCCGATAATATCGACGGCTCGACAATCGTCTATATCTCACAGCCGATGCTCATATTCTGCCCCGCAGTAGATGGGATAATAGGCGAGGGGAACTATACCCCGGGGTATCAGGAAGAGATTCTTCTTAAGAAAAAGATTCCATCCAATCTACTTGATGGCGAAACAGGCTTAGATGATGTTGCTGTAGCCGATTTAAATATAGAGGCAGATTCAGATGCCATGCTTCCGAAGGGGTGCAAAGCAGTTAAAATACTTACGCAATGCAATGACAGTGCTTCGGCAGGGGGTGCCGACTGCTATTTGCGATTCAGGGCAGATGCCACAAAGGATTATGAATATTACAACAGCCCGTGGGGCTTGGTGAATGATTGCGACCACCGAGTTTTAGGCTGGCAGCAATGCGGTATGTACGGCGATATAGATTATAACATTGATGAGGCGGCAGGGGCAAGCGGCTTCGATATTGACCAGATGGACTATGTGGCCGTGAGGATTAACTAAGGGAGAGAGAAAATGGACTTGACAGCACTATTCGATATTATAAATTCGGGATGGGGATTCCTGGCTTTTCTGCCTATCCTGGGCTATATTTGCTGGGCAAATCCCTATGAGTACAATACATTCGAGGATTGCGTGGCGTCCATCGGTGGCAATGAGAGGGCAATATTCATTACAAACGAACAAGCGATAACTGATAATCCTGTCTCTTATACACATCTCCGAGCCCACGAGACCGTACTAGATCTCGTATGCCGTCTTCT